AATATTATGTCAAATTTAATTACCTCGAATATTATCAGCAAAGCTACGCTGATCCATTTTGAAAACAACCTTGTCATCGCTAATAAAGCAGACTGGCAGTATTCCGATAATTTTGGTAAGGGCGATGCTCAGATTGGTGCTTCGTTCGCAATCAGACGTCCTATCATGGTTATCGCAACTGAGAATAACATGGCTTGGAACGCTGGTAACTCTCAGGTTTCTGAATCCAAAGTTACATTGACAGTTGACCGCACGTTGACTGTTCCTATGTCCTTCTCTGACTCTGACCTTGCTTTGAAAGTTGAACGCTTCACTGATCGTTTCATTTCCAAAGCAACTGCAGTTATTGCCGCTAAATTGGACGCAGCTATTGCTCAGGCTGTATCGAACTGTTCAACTGGTACATCGGCATTCGAAGGAACTGGTTATGCCGGCGCTTCTATTAATGCAGCTGGTTATGTGGTTGGTACATTCACATCTGCTTTGACTCCAGACGTTATCGCTCAGGCTAAACAGGTTCTTCAGGATAAAGGTTGTCCAATGGATGAGAGTGCCTTGGTTGGTGTTCTTTCCACTCAGGCTAACCGTAGATTGGTCTTGGCTAATGCTACTATCTTCAATCCTCTTTTGAAGGTTGATGGAGTTTATCGTAAGGGTTATATCGGCGAATTTGAGGGTATCGAGTTCTCTGTGTCTCAGTCTCTTGTTGCTCATACCAATGGTGGACAGGCTGCAGTTACTCCAGGTGCCGCAGCTTCTACTGAATCGTCTACTGGTTGGGTTGAATCCGCTACTGTGACTGTGCCTGCTTTGACTGGAACTGTTAATGCTGGTGATACGTTCGCTGTTGCTGGTGTGTATGTGGTTAATCCATTCACTAAGGCAGTTACTTCCACTCAGTTCCAGTTCACCGTTGTTGCTACTGCTAACACTGGTGCAACTTCTTTGACTGTTACTCCAGCTCCGATCTTGACTGGAGCTTATCAGAATATCTCGTCAACTCTTTCCGGCAAAGTTTCTACTCTTGTGGACGCAGTTAATGCTACAGGTGTTGAGTCAATCATATTCCACAAGAATGCTATTGCTCTCGCTTCTGTTGAGCTTTCCATACCTAAGAAGAGTTCATACGATATGGCAGAAATGATTACCGATCCTGATGTAGATGGTTTCAAGCTTCGTTTCCTTAGAACTTACGATTCGATTGGTGCTTCTGGTGCATTCGGTGGTGGAGTTGGTGTTGGTGGTCCTGGTTACATTGCTCGTTTCGACGTTGCTTATGGTATCAAGACAGCACAGCCTGAGTTCATCGTTCGCGTAAGAACCAACTAAGATAAAAAGAAAGTGAGTATAGAAGAGGATCTTAATTGGTCCTCTTTTTTATTTCTAATTTAGATTATGATTCAAACACTAACTGTATATGATATAATTCAAAAGGCTCTCAGAATAACTGGAGTTGTAGGCTTAGGTGATACGATTGATCCATTAGTCTTTAGAGAAGCGTTAATGGTCTTAAATGGTCTTAGAGCTGAGTGGTCATTAAATGTCAAGAACTGGAAGAAATATGATAAGACATTTACAGCAATAACCAATAAACAATCAATTACTTTAGGTTCTTCTCTGACAGTTAGTGGTGATATCTTGGAGAGACCGAATACTATTACAGATGTTATACTGATTAATGGTTCTCAGACTTCAGCATCATCCAATAACTACAAACTTCAGATATTGCCTTATGAAATGTATAGAGAGAGGATGGTCCAAGGAATATACGCAATGCCTCAAGCTGCTTATATTGATTACGAATATCCTCTCACCAATATCTTCTTTTATCCAGGTTTAACTGCTGGTTGGAGTATTAGAGTGATGGGTAATTCGTATATGACAGATTATGAAAATGTTGAAGATACTCTGTTGGATCCTCCTGAATATTTTGATGCTCTGTACTTAGGACTTGCACTTAAATTGGCTCCTCTATATGGTATGGATCTTCCAGTTTCTGTTCAGACTCAAGCAGCATCAGCAATTAAACATATCAAACATCATTTATACAGTTTGAGAGATAAGAAACTACAGAATCAAATATCAGGAATAAATGGAATTAACTTCTTCTCAGGCAGGTCAGACTAATGCCAGCAACAACTACAACTACATCATTAGGAAGTAAACCATTTTCAAGCCCATTTTATAGTATTGGAAGAGAGATATGTCAGAATATGTATCTCGAAGTTGCTCAAAGTACTGATGCCAAAGCTAACTATTATCTATTAAAAATTGCTGGACTAAAGAACTTTACAATTGATAGTATTAATCTCGGATCGAATAGAGGAATGATTACTACTGGTGGATATAGAACTTTCACAGTAGTTGGTTCATCGTTCATTGAAATAACTTCCGATGGTTCCAAGATTAATAGAGGAACACTGAGAACTCTGAATGGTGTAGTTAGTATGGCAGAGAATGGATTTCAGTTAATATTAGTTGATGGAACAGATGGATGGATATTCGATCTTTCTCACAACACGTTTCTTAGAATTACTGATACTTATTTCCCTGGTAATGCTGGAGAAAGATTAGGACCAACTCACGTCACATACATTGATACCTATTTCATTGTAAACAAACCTGGATCTAACGAATATTACTGGAGTGAGAGTTATTACCAATCTTATGATGTAACTAATGATAAGACTGTAGATTACGATTGGACAGGAACCATTACACAAGGATATTGGAACGGATTAAACTTTGGTAAAAAAATAGGAAAATCGGATTATATTTCAGCATTGGCAAATTGTAATAACTACTTGTGGCTATTCGGATATAATTCTAACGAGGTGCATTATGATACTGGTGACCTTAACAATCAACTATTCGCAAGATATGAAGGTGCAATTCTAAACTTTGGATGCTCAAGTCCCAATTCAGTTGCTGTATATGGTAATAATATCTTTTGGTTGGGTTCTGATAATTCTGGCACTTTAGGAGTTTTTACCAATGAAGGAATGACACCAAAAAGAATTAGTCTAAGGGGTATTGAGCAGATAATTCAGGAGTTCGATACTTACTCAGATTGTATTGGATTTACATATGCTCAAGCTGGACATTCTTTCTATGTGATGCAATTTCCTACAGAGTCTAGAACATTTGTATATGATTTGGTAACTGATTCCTGGCATGAGAGAACTTTTTATGATAAAGCTTCAGGTAAATTATTCGCTTGGAGAGGACTATTCGCAACTAAGAACTTTGATAGGATGCTGATTGGAGATAGAGTCTGGAGTTCCATATATGATTCAGACACTCAGTATTACCAAAATGACAATCCTACTGGTGATGGAGTTAATGAGATTAGATGTGTAAAAAATACTCCAATTCTGTTCTCAAATGGAGTTAATGTTAGATATAATTGGGTCCAAGTAATATGTAATCAAGGAACTGGTCTTGCTAATAATACTACAGCTGGTATTGGTCAAGATCCTAAAATACAGATTGCTTTTTCTGACAATACTGGAATTATATATGGAAGTGAAAGAAATGCACCATTAGGTAAGATTGGTGAATATACTAAGAGAAGCAGAGTATTAGGTTGTGGAATGGGAAGAAATAGAGTTATCAGAATTACAATGACTGATCCTGTTCCATTCATTCTTGTGAGTATTTTGATTAATGGTTCAGAGGCTAAGTTCTAATGTCCAATATGTTATTTCCAATTCCTGTTGATTCTCCAATACTCCAAACACCTAATCAGTTCAGTATCACTTGGCAGAAATACTTGAAAGCAATTGGTGATGATTTACTGACTGCTAATAAGTTAATTACTGTCCAGAAAGATTTCAAGTATACTGTAAATGGAAATCTTTTATTTTATAATTTCAATAGAACTGTTCAAGGTGATGTGGAAATTGTATTACCTTATCAGACTAAACTGAAGACTAAGTTTGATGGAAAGATTTATTCTGAAGGAACAAAAAGTATAATTATTTTTTCTGGAACTGATTATTTACAAGATTTCTATTTCATTTGACTTTACATCTGAACACATTTATCCTTAGCCTATTAATTTTCATCGACCTGTCATCCAAATAAGATTAGACTACCTGATTGATTACTCTTCAATAAGCTGGGGTTGGTATGAGTTCATTACCCATCAACAGTTGCACCAACAGCCTTTAGCCTCTAAGCAGCTCTACATTAGCCTTTAAGCTCGGGTGTTTTACATTCCTGCATCATTCCGACTTGCTGCTCCTCAACACACTCACGGATTCATAGGTTCCTACTCCAGCAACTGAGCGAATGTGTTATTATGACCTTGTTTTAAGTCCGTATCATCATGACTTGTTATTTTCAATATTACTTGGACCGATTTACTCTGGGACTCAGAAACGGGCGAGACATAATATCTCCAACTCATGAAC